ATGTGGTGTGAATTAGTTTTTTGTCCTATTTTTGTAAAGGGGGAGAGCCGCCGATGTTCCAATTCGCATTCGAAGCAGTGTTGTTCAAGTTGACGTAAGCACCGCAGTTCGCGCCGTTGTTGGTGTTACCACCGACAAGCGCGACCGCAACAATCTTCACGTTGATCCAGTAATAACAACAACGATATGTCGAAGCACTGCCGCCGACAGATTTGACAAATCGTCCATAGCGCGTCATCAATGTGTCTTTCTGCCATCCTTCTGTCTTGCACGCTGTTCCGACTTTTATGTAGTCTTTCCCTGTCAGGTTATAAGGCGGCGACATCTTCACTTTGATTGTTCCGTTGTCGCATATATAGCCCACAAGTCTGTCCCAGCGGTTTCCCCATAGTTTTTCGCAATAGAACGCTTTGACCTCATGCGTTCCGTCATTATATCCGAAGAACTGTCCTTTTGTGTCCAGTGTTCCTGTCACAACTTTTCCGTAGTCTTTTGATGAATCATTGACATATGTGCTACATACGCCCTGACCGAACTTCGCCTGAAAGTTTTCAGACTTGCTGATCAATGTCAGAAGACTTTCGATCAGGTTTCTTCTGCTCCATGAAATGATCGTCCAGCCTGTTCCGTTTGCTGCTGCCCTGCTGATCTCTGTCTGTGCGTTTGTGTTGCAGTCCAGTTTCTTTCCTGACAAGCTGCGAAGTTTCGCGCCGTCATAGCTGCCGCCGTACATAGGCATGTACATATGATCTGCAATGCTTCCATCTTCTCTTGTGTATGCGTCTGCGTTGTAGTTGCTGTCAACTCTTGTGTCAGATACGATGATATATTCATAGTTTCCGACTTCGTACTGACACAGCCACATCAAAGGAAATTCAGACATCGCATTCAGTGTCGTTGATGCGTCCCCGACATCGGATGCAGTGCCATCCAGCTTCTTTGAATGGTCTGTGTGGTTTAATTCATACGCGACTGTTCTGTCTGCCTTCAGCATGACTGGTCTGTTCTGCTTAATGAAGAATACTTCGCCCCATGAGCCGAAGTCGAATGATCCGTCTGTGAAGTTCATCTTCGCTGGCGTGAATCCTGCTGCATCGTACAGGTATGTGATGCGCGTGTCAGGATTGCTGTCAGCCTTGTTGATCTTGATTCCATATCGCTTGACATTGCTGAATTTTCCATCTTTATCCTGAAGCTGTGCCAGTATTCCTGTTGTGTCAGCCTTCACAGCGTCAAGCGTTTCTTTGTCTGCTACATAAAGCCTTGCCATTTCTTTTTCCTCCTGTTATGTTGTTTCTTCCAAGTACACAAGCCCTGCTTCAACGCCGATTGTGTACTTCTTCCCTGTCGCAGAATCCGACATTGAATTGATCCCCTTCTGGATGTCCTTGCAAGCTGCCGCGCCTGCCTGTGCTGCTGCTGCCTGCTGCTGTGCCGACTGTGCTGCAGCGTTTGCTGCTGATGTCGCCTGCTGCATGTTTGCGTTGAAGTTGCTGATCTCCGAATAAATCTTTGCAAGGTTTTCTGTGTCAACAACTGGCTGAAGGTCAAGAAACTTATCTTTTCCGTTTCCAATTCGCAAGATGTACTTTCCTGATGCAGTTTCTTCAACGCCCCATTCATTCACTTCAAGGATGCGTCCTGAAGCCTTCCAGTTCGCTGTCGTGTCCTTCTTCGGTTTGACTGTCCATGTTGCCATTGTGTTTCCTCCTTCCTACACTGTGCCTGCGTCTGCTTCACATTCCTCTGTTGTGAATGCTGTGCCGCCATCGCAAGTCATCGGATCAATGCTGATCGCTGTGCCGCCGTCAATCGTGCTTCCGACTGCTCCCTTGATGTCCAGCATCTTTTCATACATTTTTTGCAATTCTTCCTGTGACTTGTATGTTTCTTCAGCGCGTGCCGCTGCCGTGTTTGCTTTTCCTGCTGCTGTATTCGCTGAAGAAGCAGCATTGTTCGCCGCCCCTGTCGCTTCCTGCATGATCTGAAGCTGCTGTTGTCTTGCCGTTTCCGCTGTTTCCCTGTCCTTTTCACTTTTGTTTCTTCGGGCTTCAGCATTTATCCTGTCAACCTCTGCCGATGCTCTGGCAGCTTCAGCAACCTTCATCGCAGCTTCTACCGACAAAATATCCTGTTTTGTTTGAACTATATTGTCGATGTACCGCTGCACTTTGTTTTCAAGTGCCGTGATCTCGTTGCAGCTTTCAATCGCAGCATCATTCCTGTTTGTTTCTTCGATCTCGATTGTGAACGCCTGTGAAGATAACACATACACGTTCTGCGCGTCCCTGATCTCAATGTCGCAGTGCGCTGTTCCTGCTGCTGCAAGTGCCTGATTTGTCAGTTCGACCATGACTTTGTTGTCCGTCACTTTGCATTCGTTATAGCAGAAGTGTTTGTCAGGCTTCTTGATATTTGCGATCGCAATGTACCCTGTCGGGATCGTGAATACCTTGCCATTATTCGTCAGCGCGATCCTGATGAATCGTGTGCGCTTGTCGCCCTGCTTCGCAGATGCCATATACAAGCGTTCATCGCCTGTCAGTTCCAGTGTTATGTCAGTTATCAGTTCCATTGCCATTGTCGTCCCCTTCCTCCTGCTCTGCGTCAGTTTCGGTCTTCAATGTCTTCTTTGCTGCTGCCTTCGCTTTTTCAAGTTCTTCCTTCAGCTGTTTGTTCTCCTGCTGTGCTTCACTCAATTCCTTGTTGTACACATTCAGAAGTTCGATCTTTGCCTGCGATTTGATTTCCGACAGCGCGTCAGCAAGTACACCTTCAATCAGTGTCGCTGACAGTCCGTGGACTGTACTGGCTGTCACGATCGCGTTTGTGATCTCTCCCTTTGCGCATGCAATTCTTTGTTCAATCGGTTTCATGTGCCATCCTCCTGTTATTCCAGCGCAGCTTCCTGATATGCAAGTATCAAGTCCAGCTTTGAATCCATCTGCGCAAGCATCGTGTTTTTGATCTGCTGTTCCTTTGTTTCTGTTTCTTCTTCTGTGATCCCTCTTTCGCCTTCAGGCAGATCAAGGATCATTTCTTTTGTTTCCGTCTTTGTATCTTCTTCAATTATGATTTCTTTGCTCATTATATATTCGCGCTCCCTTGTGGTACTGCTGTAATCATTCCACCTCTGACACTGATTGATGATGTCGTCCAGCCGACTGTTCCGTTTCCGTTGTCGTGAATTTCTGTCACTATCGGTATGCTTTTACCATCTGCCACGCCGTATCCGTTTATATTGACATCGTGAAGATCGACATTGTACATGTCGAACCAATGACCATAGAAGTCACATCCCAAGTGTATGCCATACTGATCATATATGCTTCCTGCGCGGCTGAAGCACAGCATCGTTGTATATGATCCTGCGCTTTGTGACTTCATCTGCGCAAATGCCATGTATTTTCCCTGATAGTCCAGATCGAACACAAGCCCTTTGTGCGCGTTGTTCCCCGACCACTGGTTTGTTCCAATCTTTCCGACATAATATCCATCGCGATAGAAGTGATTTCCCTGTTCGTCAAATACAGCCCTTTTCTGTGATGTTGAAACTTCGCCGTTGTAGATCGCCAGCTGTCCTGCTTCCAGCTGTATATATTTGCTGTTGCCATTCCAAGCGACACGCACGTTGTACGCGTTCTGTGTGATCTTCGTGCCGAACTCCGAACTATTGACCTTCTTTTTAACTTCTGTCGTGATGCTGTCTGCCTGCACCTTGATAGCCGCATTCATTTCTTCTGTTGTGGAATACTCTGTCAACTTTTCATCTGTCAGATCGTTTGCACTCTTGATCTTCTCTGTGACTGTCGTCTTCGTTTCATAGGTCTTTGAAACTGAAAGATCAATTTCTTCCGCTTTCAGGTTGATTGCAGCCTGCATCTGTTCTGTCGTGCTGTATTCTGTCAACTTTTCATCTGTCAGATCGTTTGCACTCTTGATCTTCTGATCGACAATGGTTTTCGTTTCGTAGGTCTTTGACACGCCCAGTTCGATTTCTTCCTTCGATGCTGTTATGTGTGTTTCAACCTCTGTCTTCGTGTAATAGCCATCTTCAAGAACTTTCTTCGCGCTACTGTTTGCAATCTTGATTGCTTCTGACTTTGCCTGATCCGTTGCTTCCTGCTGCACTTCAGCGAATGTCTTTGTTGCGTTTGAAAGTTCGACAGTATTTTTTTGTGGGCTTTCTGGATATTCCGTCAGCTTCACAATTCGCTGTTTTTCCTTTGTGCGTGTCTTCCTGCTAATCATCCAGACTGTGTCGCCTATGTCATAATCAAACACGCTGCTGTATTTCTCTGACTGTCTTGCAAGGTCAATCACATCTGCTGCATAGGCGACATACGGCTTCGACATTTCGTCCAGTTTCGCGATGCCGTCTTCTATCAGGCTTGTCGTGTTCGTGTATCGCTCATCGCTCCACACATAGGTCTTGATCTTGCTGCTGTACTGATAATTTTCAAGATATGGCTTTCCTAGCCATTCAATTCCGATTCCGTCTTTTCCTAAAGGGATCAGGCGTGTATAAAAATCGTATGTGTCGGAAGTCACTGTCAGCTTCTTCAGATTCAGTCCTTCGATGAAGTATCGTCCGCGGTCTGATCCAATCTGTTCATATATGTCGATTGTCTTTGTCAGGCTGTTGATCTTGCATTCTGTACGATATGTTGACAAACAGTCCTGAAGGACTTTCCATGCGTTCGTTTCTTCATCCTTGTTGATTGTCCTTTTCTTTGTGATCTGGCACACGCCAACCTTCCAGCCTGTTCCTTCAAAGGCAAATTCAAGACATGCCCTGATCGTCTGTTCCTTGCTTTCAAAGCCATAAGGGAAGACCGCGCCTTCCAGTTCTTCGACATTCAACTGTGCTGTGTATTCATTGAACTGCGCGCCTGTCTTCTTTTTTCTGATGACATATTCGTCATCTTTTGTCCTGATGTAATATTCTTCTTTCAGGAGGTCAACCATTTCGCCGTCTGAAGGATATTTGAAAGACAGTTCCCTATCGCCAGAATCGAGCGTCTTCACGATCTTGCGATCTTTGAAGCCCTTCAGGATTCCGACACGCTGCTTTTTGTCATTAAAAATCTGCATCCGTCTTCCTCCTTATATCCACATAGGCTTGTACCTGATCCGAACGACTGCATCTGCATTTGAAAACTTCAGGGCTGTTTGCTGTTGCGTGATTGCTGGAAATTTCCACAAGTCAACACTTCCGAATGCGTCCGCGCCATTGTTCGTGATGCGTCCTTCTTCTCCGTCAATGATGATCGTCTGTCCTGCTGCCAGCTGTTCCACGATGATGTCATCTTCAAACCCACTGATTGTGTAATTCTTCAACGCTTTCTTTGCATAGACTTCAATGATTGCTGGTGCTTTTCGTGTCCCTTGTCGGTCAATCGTTGTCTGTGTGATTCCGTCATATTCCAGATTTAATTCGTCATCAAAAAAATAGCCGTCAAGAACGATGTTCAGCTTGTATCTGGTCTTCACTTTCATCTTTGAATAGTCGCTGCTTGCTGTGTAGGCTTTGAACCTTCCTTTGTAGCCGTCCACTTCCAGCACACTTGACTTTGTGAAGTTTTCCAGAAATGCTGACATCTTCCTGATCAGGCTGTTTCTATCCTTACCCCTGAAGTACATACACAACTTCAGCTTTCCAAGTTCTGTGTCTGTGTTAAATTCTGTCGGAAGGATCGCGCCTGTTACAATCTCATAATCGACAGCAAGCGAAGGTGGCAGCACTTCGGCTGTCAGCTGCTTCGCGTTATATTTTCTTGCGTCAATACCATTTACTTTCATGCTGCCTTACCTTCCTTTCCTTTTATCTTCCACAAGCTGTTCATCCACTTTCGTGTATGTCTTGCTTGCCACTTCTTCGCCGTCAATATATGTGTGATTTTCAACCTTCACATTCGTTCCTGACTCTATATTCTTCAGCTTTTCATCAAGTATTGAGTTTAATTCCTGATAGAATGGTTTCAGCGGAAGAATAGCTTCGCCGCCTGTTTCTGGTTCGCCGCCAGCAAGTAGCTTGTTTCCGTTCATTCCGAAGATCATTGAATCGTTCATAATACCGCCGTTTTTGTACCAGTCTATTGAAAAGTGTGGTACTGACGGAGGATTCAGGCTGAAGCTTCCTGTGATCTTCGGGTGCGGTAGTTTCAGTTTTGGAAGTGACCATGTGAAGTGGAACTTCGACTTGATCGCTTCGATTGCATTGTGTACAGCGTTTTTCGCGGCATTGATCGGTGTTGTTATTGCGTTCTTGATTGCATTCCAGACCGATGTTGCTGTTGATTTTATGCTGTTGAACACGTTGCTGACTGTTGATTTTAATGTGTTGAACACGTTGCTGACTGTGTTCTTGATGCTGTTCACAACATTGCTGATCGTGCTACTGATGCTGTTCCAGATAGATGTCACTGTTGACTTCACGCTGTTGAATATGTTGCTGACTGTCGTCTTGACCGCATTGAACACATTCGTGATCGTGTTCTTGATGCTGTTCACAACATTTGACACTGTCGTGCTGATTGCTGTCCACACTGTCGTGAATACACCGCTGACCGCGTTCCATACTGTCGTGATGATATTCTGTACAAACGTGATTGCTGTCTGTATCTTCGCGCTGATTGCATCCCAGATTGAAATGATTGTATCTTTGCAGTTCTCCCAGATAAATCGGAACGGAACTGTCAAGATTTCAAATGCTGCGCTGAAGAACTCTGCAATCGCCATAATAACGACTGTGATCACGTTCTTGATTGTTTCAAAGACTGTTGATACAAAGTCCCTGATTGTCGTGAATATGTTGCTGACTGTGTTCCAGATTCCTGTCAGTACGTCTGAAATTGTCGTGCTGACTGCTGTCCATGCTGTTGTTACTGTGTTCTTTATTCCGTCAAGTATACCTGTGAAGAACGATACAATGCCGTTCCAGATGTTTTCAAAGGTTGTCTTGATGCTATTCCATACTTCATCCCATGAAGTACCAAATAAGCCCAGAAAAGCGTCAGCAACGCCCTTGATTGTGTTCAGAATATTGCTGATATATTCTTTCAGCCCATTCCATACGCTTTCAAATATTCCTTTTACTGCATCCCAAGCCCCTGACCAGTCGCCTGTGAATAACGACACGAACAAATCAAACACGCCTGTGATCACATTCAGCGTTGTTTCAATAATGTTCGCAATATTATTGAACACGCCTTCGATGATCGGTGCTAACAAATTACAGAAGCCTTCCCAGATTGCCTTGACCACTTCCCCGAAGTTTTCAAAATCAAAACCCAGCGAATTGAGCTTGTCAGTGATGTGCTGTCCGAACTCTGTGAACACTGTTTTGATTCTGTCCCAGATTTCCGTGATCTTGTTCCTGAAGTCTTCGTTCGTGTTCCACAGTGTCACTATGACTGCCGTGATTGCTGCGATCGCAGCGACCGCAATTCCGACTGGCGATGCGATCGCCGCAAGCGCGCCTTTCAGGACAGCCATGCCGCCTGTTGCTCCTGACGCTGTTGTTCCCATTGCCGCCAGCTTGCCAACAACTTTTCCGATCCCTGATGATAGCTGTCCAGATACGCTGATAGCTTTTCCGACTATCGTCAGCAAAGGACCGATCGCAGCCACAACGCCTGCAATCTTCAGGATCGTTTCTTGCTGCTGTGGGCTTAATGCTGCGAACTTGTCTGCAAGTTCGCCAATCTTCGCCACTGCCTTTTCCATGAATGGAAGCAGTGCATTTCCCACAGTTATTCCAATATCTTCCAGCTTCGACTTCAGCTGTGTCAGTCTTCCCAGTAAATTGTCCTGCATTGTTGCCGCCATGTCGGATGCAGTGCCGTCACAATTCTGTAATGCTTCAGCATAGTCACTGAAGGACATTCCGCTTGCAATCGCTTCATCTGACAAGCCAGACATGATTGTTTGCAATGCTGAAAACTGATTCGTTCCTGCGATTGTCTTTGCAAGGTTCGCTTGCTGTTCGTTTGTCAGGTTATTCCATACGCCGCGCACTCCTGTCAGTATGCTTGACAGGCTGTTCATGTTGCCCTGCGCATCGTACACTTCAACACCATACTTCGCCAGTTCGGTTGCACAGCCTTTTGTATCTGTCGCAAGCCTTGTCATAATAGCGTTCAGGGCTGTTCCTGCTTCGCCGCCTTTAACGCCAGCGTTCGCCATTGTCATCAAGACTGCTGTTGTTTCTTCCACCGAATAGCCCATTGAAGCCGCTGTCGCAGCGCAGTTTTTATATGCTTCTCCAAGTGCTTCGGTTGTTGTGTTTGAATGGCTCATTGCGTAAGCCATTTCGTCTGCGAATTTTCCTGCGTCCTTTGCCGATAGTCCGAACGCTGTCAGATAGTCTGTGACGATGTCTGAAGCTGTTCCCAAGTCCATCGCGGATGCTGCTGCCAGATTCAGGATGCCGCCAATGCCTTCCAGCATGTCATCCGTCTTCCAGCCTGCAAGTGCCATATATTCAAACGCTTCGCCTGCTTCGGTTGCTGAATACTTTGTATCACGCCCCCACTGACGCGCTGATTCTGTCAGCTTGTCAGTTTCTTCCGCTGTTGCTCCGCTGATTGCCTGCACTTTTGACATCTGCTGTTCAAAGTTTGCTGCAACCGTTACCGATGCCGCTGCCACGCCGCCGATCGCGGTTGTGACCTTCATCATGTGCTGTCCTGCTGTTTGCACTGCCTGTCCGACTTTTCCAGCCTTTTCCGCGTATTCATCGAACTTCTGGCGCGCAAGTTCCGCATTGACATCACGAAGCTGTACTTCCATGTTCGCAAGGTCAGCTTCAGCCTGTGTGACTGCTGCCCCCTGCTTCTTGACTGCTGCTTCATACTTTGTTGTTTGTGCTTCGGTTGTTGCCAGCTGCTTTTCTGCTTTGTCCAGTTCTGTTTTTAATTTCTTTGTTTCTTCTGAATTTTCGCCAGTCGCTTCCTTGCTTTCCTCATAGGCTCTTGACAGTTCTGCGACTTTTGTCTTCAGTTCTTCGCTTTTTTTCTTGTTGTTGTCCAGTCGTGTTGTCAGCGTTTCATAATGTGTCTTACAATCCGCGACTTTTGTCTTCTGGACATCCATTTTCTGTGTAAGTTCGCTGATCTTCGCCTTTAGCGCGTCAGATTTCGTGCCGTACAGTTTGGCATTCGCAGCAGCAAGACTGTACTGTGACGACAGTTCTTTCATGCTTGCAACCGCCGCTTTCATAGCCGACTGATATTCTGACATCGAAGCGCCGATCTTGATTGATGCCTGCGCCATGTATGCACGTTCCTTTCATCACTTTTCGTTGATGGTCTTGATCTCGAACGCCACATGATCCAAAAGGCTCATAATATCCGACTTCATAACATTTGAAAGTGAATCGTTCAGCCCTTTTATACACAGCTTTACAACCCTGTCCACATTGTCGCGGCACACTTTCCAGATGTTTTCATCGTCCAGCTGCTTTTCAGCTTCGTTGTAGCCGTTTTCTTCGTCATAATCATCGAATGCTGACTTCTCCTGTTCGACTTCATCTGGTCTGTTTGGGTTTAATTCAAGGAACTTCGGTGTGATGATGTCCTGCATCACAAAATGAATCATCTTTGCTGTTGCCAGCTGTTCTGCGACATCTGCCTTCAGCACTTTCCTTTCAGATATACCGAAGATCATTTTCATAATTGCTGCATTGAATTGAAACGCAGATGCAACATCATCGCCGTTGTTCTTTTCCATAAGTTCTGTATATGCTCTGTACTTTTCAACCGATACTGACGCGCATATATATTCTTTTTCATTGCACGTCAGCGTCAGTTCGGGTATTATTTGCCACTTGTAAAATTTTTTTGTAGCTTCTCAACCTTTCCGTTGACTTCATCGCCCAGCGATTCTTCGATCAGTGCAAATTCCATGATGATTGCTGCAACTCCCAGTCCTGTTTCCTTGTCCTTCAACTCGTCAACAGTGAACTGGTTGCCATAAACCATGCAAATGCAGTCCAGCATCTTTCGGAACTGTTCTGCGGTGTAAAGTCCGCTTTTCTTTTCAGTTCCCATGATGTCGTCCCTAACCTCCAAATATTCCATATAGGTGTCAACGTCCATCTTTGGCATTTCATATTCTTTGCCGTTTATAATTAACTTTCTTTTCATTGTGTTTGCCCTCCTATTATTCTTTTACGCCGCTTCTGTTGGCTCTTGTACCTTTCCGAACCAGTTTTTGATTGCTGCTGCTGCGTCCGTGTGTTCTGTCAGAAGGTTGCTTTCGTCAACCTGTGTTTCAAAGTTTCCATCACATGCGCGTTCGTAGAAACTGCCCTTCAGCGTTGCTGTCTGTGTTGTGACCTTGTCTTCCTGTGTCTGATAGTTGTCGTCATATCCCTGACCGAATGTTCCGACATAAAGCCATACAAATTCATACTTGCCATTCAGCTTCTTTGCTCTATATCCGACAGCGACTTCAGGTGCTTTGTCGTCCTTGTTTTTCACAAGCCAGCCATTCTTGTATAAATGACCGAACAACATTGCTTTGTCCTGCGGTGCAAGCGAATTGACTTCAAACTCCACGTCTGTTCCTTCGTAGGTTTCAACTGTGTCCTCCACTCCATCATCGCTGTAAATCTTTTCAACGCTGAATTTATCAGACACTTTTCCTGAAATAGCACGCGCAAGTTTGACTGGTGTGCCTGCTGCGTATGCTGTCGCATCGTTCTGTGTTACTGGTGCGACATAAATGTCACGAAACGACTTTGTTCTTGATCTGATGATCTGCTTTCCTGCTTCACTCATTCTTCTTCGTCCTCCTGTTCTGCTTCTTCTGCCGCCATGAATCTTGCGGCATTCATAAATATTTTTGTATCTGTTTCAAGATTGTCATTTGCGCCCATGAATGCGAATCCTGCCTTTTTCATAAGTCGCCTGATTCTCTTTTTTAACCTGATTTGATCTGTACTTGACCAGATGCACACTTGCACTGCTGCAATCTCGACTTCTTCGTCATCGTCCGAATGTTCGCCGCCGTAGTCCCCCAGATTCCACACAGTCACATGCAGTCCCTTGATGTCTGCGTCATACCAGCCCTGCTGCACTGTGATTCCTTCTGCTTCCAGCACTTCAAGCGCATCCAGTGTCTTCTTCACAATGTCCATGTGTCATCCTCCCAGCTTTTCATTCAATAACTTCTGATATTCCTGATCTGCTATCGTGTCCCACTGTCCGCGGCATTCTTCCATTGTGTTGTAAAGGAAGTCTTGTGGGGGCTGTTTCGTTGTCCCCCATTCCACAAACTTCATGTAAAACCAGTTTTCTGCATCGCCCAGAAGTGTCCAGCCGACTTCGCCGCCCTTTGTTGTCACTTTCGTGGGGATATTATCCGCAGCATGTCCAGAAGGTCTGTATCCCTTCTTTCCTGACTTTGAATTGTCTGCCGACCTTGCCATAACTGCCTTCATTCGTGGTTCGGTATAATCAACAGAACGCTGGAATATCTGCTTGTTTGTTTTTCTGATTTCCGAATCGCTTGCAAGTGTTTCCAGTTTGTTTTGAAGTTCTTTCAGCCCTTCAAATTCAAAAGTCACTTTCATGCTGTTTCCTTCCCTGTGTCAGAATCTGACACATTTATGTGACGCGGTTCGCCTTCAGCTGTACATATTGCTTGTCGTTCTGTCTGAAGTCCCTTGCAAAAATGTTGTACTTTTCGCCTTCGTACTCCACGAAGTAGTCCTTCAAGTGTGCTGCAATCTCTTTGACTTTCTTGCAATACCTGACATTGTCGAACACGATCGTGTCTTCCAGCCTGATTTCTATTGCCTTGTACAGTTCTTTTCCGTAAAGGCTGCCGATCTCGCACCAGCATTCGTGATACAAGATCGGTTCTGTTTCCACTCGCCTTCCATCAACTTTTCCGTACTGGTATTTGTATATTTTGATTCTTGCGCTTGACATATCACTTCAACCTTTCTTTCAACATCATCGACTGCACCGCGAATCTGACTTTGTCGTCTGTTGGTGCTGTTCTGTCCCTGTTGTCGTAGGCTTCTTTGACATACATGCAGATCAATAACTTCTGGCGGTTCGTGAGTGCTTCAGGATTGAAGTCTTTGATCAGGTCTGTCATTTCTTCCAGCACTGCTGCATAAATCAGTTTGATCACTTCATCGTCATCGTCATAGTCGATACGACAATATGCTTTCAGTTCTTCCAGTTCCATGTCTTTTCCTCCTCTCCTGAAGCCTGCTGCCATTAACCAGCAACAGGAACTGTGATTTCTCCCTTGATGACTGCTTCTTCATCAAATGCCTGCACATCGAATCTGTCACGCACCTTGATTCCTGTCTGGTCTTTCGCCCATAAGTCGCCAGCTTCGGTTGAAAGTTCGATGCTGATCTTCTCTCGGTCAAATAAAGTGATTGCTTCCTTCAAATCGCCCATGTAGATCGGGTATTTGTACGCTGACACGTTGCTTCCGTCTGACTTAACTTCCACATTCTTCAACACTTTGTTGCTGACTTTCTTGATCGGATATACACCGAAAAGAAGCATCTTTGACTTGTCTGTCACATCATGCTGTAAAATGTAGTCGCCACGCTCGTCCTTGATCTTGTCAAGGTAGTTGAAGCCTGACTGGTTTGTCAGAACGATTGAAGAAGATGCAATCGCTGGATCAAGTGTCACATTGAAGACATCCTTCAAGTCGTCATATCCGCTGATTGCCACTTCTTTTCCTGTTGTGATTTCTGCAAGTTTCTTCAAAATTGCAGCGTTTCTTGTGGCTCTTGACTTCTTCGCGATCCACTTATTCAGGAAGCCCAGAATATTTTCTGCTGTGTCCTGCAAAAGTTCCCTTGTAACTTTTAAGATGCCGCCCTTTTTCTTGATCTTGTACTTGATCTGTTTTAACTTCGGCGTTTCTTCCTCTCCGAACTCCTCGCCTTCGTCAACATCGTCCCATGGTGTCGAATCTGCATCGACTTCAAACACTCTGCTTCCTGACAATGTGCTGACAGGCTCAACATTGACATACTGTTCAAGGTCATCGTCTGTTCTTCTCAACTCATGGATGTCTGTCTGAATATCCTGCGGTACAGTGAAGCCGCCGTCTTCGTCTGACTTCTCTGACATTGCGTCCATGATCTTCTGATCCTTTTCATTCAGTTTTGTCTTGCGCATTCCGCAGACAATACGATTGACAAACGCACGCGCGATGTCTTTCTTTGAAGGTGCTTTGTCCTTACCTTCAGCCTTTGTTGCTTCGTCCTTGTCAATCTGGTCTTTGATGTCCTCGTCCTCGTCATCCTCTAAGTCCATAAGGATGTTGAAACGATCCTGCATGTCCACAAGTTCTGCTTTCGCTTCCTTTGCTTCCTTTGTCTTTCCCTCATTCACAAGGGCTTTGATCGCGTTCTTCTTGTCATTGATTTTCTTCAGTAACGCTCTTGCTTCTTTGCTCATTGTTTTTCCTCCGTTTTCTTAAATTCCATACATGTACAGATCGCCCAGAATTTCTTCTGTTTCGTCTGCCTGCTGCTGTCTTGCTTCGATGTCTTCAGCTGTTTCAGTCTTCATTCCTGCTGGCGCATGTTTGAATCTGTCTATCATGTAGCCGACACATGCTGCGACTGCTTCCGCTGATTCATCCACTTTGATGTTGAAATAGTCTGAAGCGTGACACTCTGATGCTTCGCTTTCTGACATCCATGTTTCTGCATTGATCAGTTCTTCAAGCTGGTCTGCTGTCACGCCTTCCTTTGCTTTTGTCATGTAGATGTCTGTGATCATCTGCTGACAGCTGTCAAGCTGGCTTATAACCGCCGCGAAGTCGTCTGCGTTGCCCCACGCCATTGTCAGCGGCTTGTGAATCATAATCTGTGCGCCTGTTGACACAACAATGTCATCACACGCCATAAGGATCACGGATGCGATTGACGCTGCAATTCCGTCCACAATGCCTGTGATATGTCCTTTGTGGCGTTTCAAAATGTTGTATATGCCAATTCCTGCGAATACATCGCCGCCACAGCTGTTGAAGTACACTGTCAGTTCTGCATTGTTGTCAATGCCGTTCAGAAAGTCTGTGATGTCCTGTGGACAGGTGTCTTCTGATGTCCACTTGTCCCACGCCGAAGATACAATGTCGCCGTAGATGTACAGTTCAACGCCGCCTGCTGCCGCGTCTTTTATCTGCATGAAGCCGACATTTTCAATCGTTCTTTTCGCTCGATTTCTTCTTGTGAAGTTCATTTTCTTCGCCATCGTCTTCCCCTCCTTCCTGATCGGTGTCAGGTTCATTCGTTTCGGCTGTTTCCTGCTCCTGTTCATCCTGATCCGTATTTTCGCCGCCTTCTGTGTTTGGCTCATTTATAGGATTGTCAGGATCGCTGTCTTCTTCAGTGTCCTGTTCTTCAGCTTTGTCATACGCCGCCCCGACTTTCGTCAGTGGCACATAAGTTCCATTGACAATCAGTACATCGCCGCCTTCCATGTCCATCAAATCAAGTTTTCTTCTGGCTTCGTTTACTGTTTCAATGCCGTTGTTGATTCCTTCCTTCAGAATCTCCATTTGTGTCTTGCTGTCGGTACGAAGCAGCACTTTTTCATTCATTTTGAAGTACAGCCCTTCTTCCACTTCGTCATCCGATAATAGCTTGTAGTTCACTTCTTCTTCGTACTGCTTCAGTACAAAAAGCATCGTGTCCACATAGAATGACAGCTGCTGCATTTCTGAATTGCTGTATGATGATTTTTCATAATCGTTGATCTGGTTCGGTTTAATTCCGAACGCTGCTGCGATCTGAAGTGCTGAATACTTTTTCAACTCAACAAACTGTGAATCTGTCAGCTTAATGTCCAGTGGTGTCAGCTTCATCCCCAGCGGCACAGGAAGAATCTTGCCTGTGTTCTGGCTTCCTGCTCCGAAGCGTTCAAAAGTCTGTCGCAGCTTTGTGGCTGCATCTTCGTCCAGTTCGCCTGTGTATTCCAGCACCGCTTTTGCTGTCAATCCGTTTTTATATAGGTTGTTCAGGAAGCGTTGTGATTCAATCACGCCTTCGACTGTCTGCTTCAGGATGTATTGCACTGGAAGCCCGACTATTCCGTTCAGGCAATGCGAAGTCTTGAAGTGCAAGACATCTTCTGTCCTGAATATGTACTGTTCGCCCGAATATTCATCGCTGTACATATACCAGATTTTTCCCTTGCCTGCGAAAATGCCTTTGTCGTCAATAATGATCTGCACCCTGTCTGACGGCATGATCCACATGTCCAGTGCTTTGTATTCGCCGCCGTATTTCTTGCGCTTGAACTTCCTGCGTACATAGACATAGGCGTTCCCATAATGGTTTCTGTTCATTTCCACGGCGTTCCAGAAGGTTGTCGGTGTCATAAAAGGGTTCGGACGTTGCTTCATAAGCCTTGCAATGTCGTTGTCTATCGGCTCGCTGATGCCCTTGTTTGTCTTCTGGTAAAGTTTCCACGGCATTTTTGCGACTGTTTCTGACATCATTTTCAAACAAGTGAAGTATGTCACGTCTGATGTCGGCTTCTTGCTTTCACTGTCGCGCTTAATTCCAACCCATTCCAGAAAGGATTCATCATTCAGCGTTGCTGTATCTGTTTCAATATTCATTCCGAATGCTTTCATAATTCCTTTGTTCAGTGTTTTCCACATGTTCAACCTTGCGCACCTCCCTTCTGTCGCAATTTCTCTGTGCCTGCAAACCAAATATCAAGGTATCTGTTGACATCTGGCTTGATTTCGCCCTTCATTGCCATCATCCATGCGTCAATAATTGCATCCACGATGTCAATTCGTTCTGTCGTGTATTCCTTGTCAATCTTGATTTCTCCGAAGCTGTTCGATGTCGTCTTCGCGTTTGCAATAGACCACTTCATTGCTTCGTTTCCGTCATGTTCGACATGTCCTGCTTCCAGTTCCAGTCGGAAGTCCACTGTCGGATCGTTCAATTCTCGTGCTGACTGTTTGACAGCAATGCTGTCAAATCCAAGTGCTTCCAAATCTGTCAGGAATGCGGAAGCATTGTGCGGATCGTAACAAATCCACTGCACATCCAATTCATACAGCTTCACGATCTTCTTCAGGTACGCAATAATGTACTTGTAGTCAGTTTTCACACCGCCCATTGTTTCAGTCACTTCGACCAGTCCTTGTCTGATCCATAGATCATAAGGTACGCGGTCAGTCTTGATGTGTTCTTCAACCCTTCGCTTCGGGATGAAGCTGTGTGCGTGTACGAAGTAGCATTTGTCTTCGCCTTGCATGAATGGGATCACGATTGCGATTGATGTCAAGTCGCCGCCTGATGACAAGTCAAGTCCGACATAAGCCTTCTGACCTCTGAAGTCAGCCAGTGTCTTCTTGACTGCTGCCCTTGTCCAGACATCCATGTCCTTGATATAGACATCATTCGTCCACTGAATCCACATGTTAAGCTGCTTGACGATGAAGTCGCGCAGTGTTGATCCTCCCATTTCCTTCGCCGTTGCAGCAATCGGGATCATGTTCTGCAATGCGTCCCTGTCATATTCCAGAATCGGGTTTGCCTTGATCCAGTTTTCAGGTGTCCACATATCGTCAGATTCATTCATCTGCGCGATGTAAATGAACTGTGAATCATTGCTTGCAACACCCTTCAGGACTTTCACACAGTATTCATACAACGCAAAACACGGCGATTTCAGGTCAAATCCGGCTGTTGTGATCACGCTGATCAGTGCCGACTTCATTTTCTTGATGCCGCCTTCAAGCAGCTTGTACATCTGATCATCTTTGTGCGCGTGATATTCGTCCACTATTCCCAGATATGGTCTGAATCCATCAATCGACTTCGTGTCGCCTGACAGTGCCTTGATCTTGCTGTGTGTGATCTTGCAGTCGATTGTTGAATTGTGTTCGTGAATCTTGAAGCACTCTGACAAATCGCTGTCGGAATTTATGAACTTCACAATTTCGTTGAAGACAATCATTGCCTGATCTTTCTTTGTGGCTGTACAGTAAACCTGACCATATTTGTACTTGTCAAAATTGCCGTAATAAGCCGCCAAAATACCATTCAGGAATGACTTGCCGTTCTGTCGTCCCAGCTGTATATAACTGGTTCTGAATCGTCTGTGATGTCCGTCTTTAGTTCTCCATCCGTTCAGGCTTCCCAGAATGAAGCACTGGAATGGATATGCCGTCACTGGCTGTTCTTCTTCGCCTTCCGCAATAGTCAGTGTTTCAGCGAAGTCAATGATCCTTTCTGCTTCTTCAACATCAAAGTAATAGCGATATGGCGCAGCTTCAGCCGCTTTCATGTCGTCTATATGTCTTTGACATGCTGCTTTGACCAGATCGCCAGCAACAATCTTGTCCGCAAG